TACCTCAATAAATCTAAGATATTTCGCTCAGGCTTAAACAGCCAATACTTTTCGATAAAAATTCTTTTGGTTCACTTAGAATTTATTCAATTTACTATAAATTCTAACCAATCGATGAAATCGTAAGTATGGTCAAAAGTTTTGTCTCCCTTTAGGTACTTTACTTCGTTTACTGATAAGAGAATACCGGGTCGTATAAATAATAACCCGTTGATCCGATTTAAATAGTTTAAATTCTTCATTAATTTCTTAAAAAAGAATTTGATCTCTTTATTGCAGATCTCTCAGATCAGTTAGTAGATGTAACAATTACATCCGAGCTGATATCAGGGATGGGATTAGAGGCGCTAAAGCTAAAATTTCTCGATTTTAGTTTGATACGTTCATCCCATATGCTGATAAAGTCTTTATAAAAACTATAAAGGTAAACCCAGAACCCAGGCGATAATAATCTGCTAAAGGCTTCAAAGAACCTTAGTGGTCAATGATTAGATGATAGTCTGTCTAATCCAATAACATGGACAACTATTTCTTTTCACAACTTAGCGAGTTTCGCATAGTTTTCATCAATCCTCATTGAAAAAATAGATGAGTGAAAGATGAAATCACTATACGTACCCGAAGATGCTGAACCTATCATAGATGCAATCGCTTTCTTTACAAAAGGGACGTCACCATCTGGTAGATTTCATATAGTATCTTTTGGTCCGGAAACAGACCATAAAGCTAGAAATTTACTCGAAGCCAATGGCTTCGGTAAATCTTCTAGCATCTTAACACAAGCACGATAAGACTTTATCAAACCAAGCTTAATCATTTCAATCATTACAACGCCTAAGTAATTCTTATCCCGAATCAGTCGCAGGATTAACCCTGGACCTATCGGTGTATAATTAGTAGAACCACCTTTGTAAACTTTAGCAAATTCATAAAAGTCATTGGATATAATGGATTTGCTAAGATTTATTTTGACGCCTAAATAATCCATCATTGATAGATATTTTTCAGCGCAAAGTGAATCCCGGATGACAATGTCATCCCCTAGGACGGCATAGAGATTTGATGAATCCTCTCTCCTTACACCAATACACGTTCTCACCACCACGTGATGGGTAAGGGCAAGCATAGCTCAGGAAGAGTAAGCTCCCATCGGTTGACCAACAGAATAAGAGACCTCTTTTCCTTTGTAAATAAAAGGAAAGGTTAATAATTCTTTTCACTTTGATCCTAAATTGTTTACCAGGCAATTTAGAATATCAGATTGAAGAATTAAAGGTAATCTGTCGGTAGCTGCGCTAAGATCATAACTATAATATTTCTCAGAATTTTCCCTCAACAATCGTAAGGGTCCCTCCTGATCAAAAGTACCATCTTCTTTTATCGTCTTTAAAATATCAAAGATCGCCTCATGAAGTGGATGAAGGGCAAGTTGGATTCAGTAGTTGGTAATACCAACTAACCGAGCCTTCCCTGCCTGGTCATAAACCACAGAAAGCTTTCCAAGATGAATTTTACCGACAACAAAGTAAGTAAGAATCGAAAAAGGTATACTTATTATGATTAAACTAACCATTCAAATAAGAATTAACCAATTAACAAAATAACTCTTATCCCAATATTTAATCAATGACCAAATATGGGAAGGGTTATGAGTTAAAGCGATTATATCGCTACTAGAATTTCACAGAGATTTAAACCCTGTGGGACTAGCAGTCTCGAGTTTTATAAACCTATACGGTCTAAGATGCAAGGTATGTAATTTTAAGGAATCCAACCCACTACGAATAATTGATAGATCAATACTCTGATTAATTCCTGTGAAG